TAAAAGAAGAAGAAGGAGTAGAGCAATCTGCGGCAGAAGCTGTAGAATAAAAGTAAAAATTCAACCAAAGTTATCATGGCTATCACCTACACCTGGGAAATAAACGGCACTGCTTGTAAAAGAGATGTTGCCGATGGTTATTTCACAAATGTTGTCTATCGAGTAAAAGGAATGGACGGCACAGAAGAAAAGGCAAGACGTACAGGTGAAATAACCTTTACCAAGCCTGAGTCACTTCCATCTGGATTTATTGCTTTTGACGAGTCTAAGAAAACACCAGACAGTGCAACTATGATAACTTGGGTCAAAGATGCACTTGGAACGGACGCTGTTACTGCTCTTGAAGCTGGATTAAAAGCGGAGATTGATTTAATTAACACACCAGTACAAGCTACTGGCGTTGCATTTTAATTAGATTTTTCTACCATCTGACGTTGGATTATTCCTAATGTGACGTACAGAGGTGATAGACCTATAATTAACAGTAATACGGCTATGCTCATGACTGACATAGCCTTTAA